CGATTATTTTATCAAGTCGCTGGGCTTAGAGCGAAAGGATCTCTGGGTCGTGGGAAAGGTATCACCTTCCTTCATGGCACAGAAACAAGCTCGTGGGGTGACGAAGAAGGATTAGCTTCCCTGTTAGCTTCCCTTGCGGAAACCAACCCTGATCGGCTTTACACCTTTGAATCTACAGCCCGTGGTTTTAATATGTTTCACGATATGTACACCACTGCTAAACGGGCTAAAACCCAACGGGCAATCTTTTGTGGATGGTGGCGTAATGAGATGTATAGCCTAGATCCGCAAGGTCAGACCTACAAGGTGTATTGGGATGGCAAGCTCACTGGTGAGGAAAAGGAATGGGTACGGGACATTAAGAAACTCTATGGGGTAGAGATCAATTCTCGCCAGATTGCTTGGTGGCGTTGGAAGTTGTACGAAGGGATTAAAGATGATAGCCTGATGTATCAGGAGTTCCCACCCACCGAGGACTACGCCTTTGTGATGACGGGAACATCGTTCTTCTCCAATGCGAGGTGTACCGATGCTGTCAAGAAGCTCAAGAAAGTTAGTTGCGATTATTACCGCTACAGCTTTGGCGTTAATTTCCAAGATACCGAGGTGCTTAAATCTACAGAACGCCTTGCCACACTCAAGATTTGGGAAGAACCTGTGGATACTGCTTATTATGTTATCGGTGCTGATCCCGCTTATGGATCTAGTGATTGGGCTGATCGGTTTTGTATTCAGGTGTTGCGGGTATATGCAGATGGGCTTGAGCAGGTGGCTTCATTTGCCACTTCTGAATTAAACACTTACCAGTTTGCTTGGGTGATCTCTCACTTAGCGGGTGCGTACAAGAACTCCACATTAAACTTGGAGATCAATGGTCCAGGGCAAGCTGTCATCAATGAACTGCGAAACCTCAAGCGCCAAGCCTCTGCAATGGGGACAGCATTAGGGAAAGACCTCATGGATGTGTACGGCAATATGCAAAACTACATCTGGCGCAGAAACGATACCCTTGGTGGCATGAGCAATTCTATTGGTTGGATGACTACTGCAGCTACCAAAGAGCGTATGCTCACTTACATGAAAGACTACTTTGAAAGAGGTATGTTGGACTTGTGGGATATGGACACCCTTGAAGAAATGAAAACCACCATTCGAGATGGCGGATCAATTGAAGCCTCTGGCAGAAACAAAGACGATAGGGTTATTGCTTGCGCCCTAGCTTGCGCAGCCTTTGCCGAACAGGTGCAGCCCAGGCTTATTGCGCAGAAAATTACCAGACAAGTTTCTAGGGTACAGGATGACTTTTCCCCCGAACAACTCACAGTCGGAAGAAATGTCAGTGATTATCTGAAAAAGATTGGGGTTTACGGTACATGAGAGCCACCATGCCTAGAACTGAACTCAGACGGGTAATGAAGCGCTTTTTGCAAGACAAGGATCGGGGAATCTCCATGCCTTTGTTTGCAGACCTTGCGGGGATCTCTTTGTCACATTTGAAGGATGTTTTCTTGAATGAAACCGAACCTTTAACCGAATATGTACAGCGTAGGGCGTCAAAAGCCTATAACGAGTGGCTAAACGGTGAAGTAGCGATCATGCAAAATCGAGATACCTCTAAATTTGTTCAATATCGTAAAGAAGCACGCCCAACACTACATCGTAGTACGGGCTTGCAAGTGGTGAATGGAGAGATTAAGATTAAGGTAGGGATTAGCAATAGATATGATTATTCAGAATTAACGCTTGACGAACAATTGAAGGGGAGATAACAATGGCGGTAGTTAACGATTTTCACTGTGCAGTACACGGGTATTTTGAATCACGGGAGGCTAAATGCCCCATGAAAGGTTGCCATGAAGAAGTTATGGTCGTATTTTTGCAAGCACCTAACCTCGTTAGTGCAAAAACCAGATTTACAGACAAGTCCACTAAACAACTTGCCATCGAATTTGGAATGTCAGACATTAAAAGCACCCGTGAAGGCGAGCACCAAGAAGGCTTCCTCGCCAAGAAAAACAAGTTCACCGAAAAAGAATACGCAGATGCCGAAAAGTTCGCCACCCGTAAAAAAGGTGTTAACAAAGATCGAATTAAACCAACAGCGCCACAAGCGCCACAAGAAGGTCCAAGAGAAGCAAGACCAGGAGATGCTGCGGTCTGGGGTGGCGGTATGCAAGGAATGAATATGCAATCCATCCTAGCGGGAAGATTCTCTCAGCCAGTTGGACCATCACTTGGTAAAGAAGCAGAGCCTACTAATTTTGCTCCAAGCCAAGCGGGTATTAAAACTGGACCAGTTACGCTTCCTGGGGGTACACTAAGAGATCCACAAAACTTACAGATTAAAAAATGAAAATACCTAGCGGAGAAAGTCGTGAGGATTTTTACTTAGACATCATCAACAAGTGTATGGTGTCCAAGGAAGAAAGAAGGGGTGACTACACGACACTCCGAGCGTATTATTTATTTGGAGCTGGTCCTGAAGAAGCACCCGCTTACTTTAATAAGATTCACCCACACCTAGATCAGCTCACTAGCTTTTTGTATTCTGCTGAAACCACACGGTTCTCTATTGCGCTAGGCGCATCTGTTCACACTAACGAACATCATAAATCACCTGCATTAACCCAAGCCTTGAATGACGAATGGCTTAACTCTAATGCGGATCAGGTGTTTTCAACAGCTTTAACATGGGCGTTGGTGTACAACACCACCTTTGTTAAGCTCGTTTACAAGAACGGAATACATCCGTACATGATTGAGCCATCCGCTATTGGTGTATTGCGGGAGGACACACCCTATACAGACAGGCAAGAGGCGATTGTTCAAACATACTACATTACGAAAAGCGAACTCTACGCCCGTCTGTATTCCCATCCAAAGCGTGAATCTATTGTTTCAAGGCTTTCTACAGGTACAAAAGTATCGGAATCGGACATTCCAGAAGCTGTAAACCGTATTGTGATGAGCCAAACCAACCCTACCATCTACGGTAATGTGAATATGGACTTGTACGGCATGAACCGTTACAAGGCTAGAGTAGCTGAAGATACCGTTGAGATGACTGAGCTATGGGTGTGGAATGATGACACTGAGGATTATCAGGTAGTCACAATGGCAGCTCCAAACATTATTGTGTATGACAGACCTGGCGCATCCGTGTTCCTTAAAGGGGAATGTCCATTTGTACAAATCTGCCCTAACCCTTTATATGACTATTTCTGGGGTGCATCTGAAGTACAGCAGTTATTGTTGCTTCAAGAGCTACGCAATACTCGCATGACAGAGATTTTGGACTTGTTATCTAAACAAGTGAACCCACCTACCGCATTAACAGGCTTTACAGGCATTTTGGATGAAAAGAACTTTGCATTAAACCGTGCTGGTGGTCTTTTATCTTCAGATATGCCTAATGCAAAGGCAGATCGCCTTGCGCCAAATATGCCACCTGATTTATTTGAGGTGATCCATGAAATTGACAATATGTTTGCTGAAGTATCAGGAATATCTAATGTTCTTTCTGGTAAAGGCGAATCAGGCGTAAGAAGTCAGGGTCATGCAAGTCAATTAGCCAGATTAGGTTCTTCAAGAGCTAAAAAACGGGCTTTGATTGTTGAAGATAGCTTGGAAAAGGTTGCAACGCTGTATCTCAAGCTCATGCAGTCTTATGATGACACGCATTTTAGGGATACAGAAGAAGTACCATTTATTGCCGAGCAATTTACTAAGGATTTTGTAGTAAAAGTAGATGCTCACTCTAACAGCCCAATATTTACTGAAGATCTTAAAACACTTGCGTTTAATTTGTTTAAAGCGCAAGCTATTGATAAAGAATCACTACTTGACTTACTTGAACCACCAATGAAACAATTGTTGAAAGATAAGTTGAAGCGGAAGGAAAAAGAAGGCGGTGGGGAACAGAAGCAACCACCTCCTAGTCCTAAAGGTAAAAAAGAACCAGAGGTAGGCTAAATGGCAAAGAATGTACAACCAAAAGCAGATCAGCCAAGGGTGACTACGGAATCCTTAAAAAGAGGTGAACAACCTTCTAATTTGCAGTATCGTGTACAAGGTGTAAAAAGTTTTGATAGATCTGCTAAAACAAGGGATCTAGGTCGTTCAGTTAGGGGATAGCTTAACTTGGAGATTAAAATGCGCAAGTCACATAAAAAAGCACGCAAGTCACGCAGATAAGGTTTCTTCCTTCACGAGGAAAGGGTTGTGGCTGCCTTACCCTAAAAATAGGTGACCGTATGCTCAAGGAGATAATCTCATGGCACGCAAAGCACGCAAAGGTCGTAAAGCACGCAAGTAATCGGATGAGGGCTAAAACCTTCTGAAGTTACTTCGGGTTGACCGAATAAGTCCTAGAGGGGGAGGGAAACTAAATAATTCCCCCCACTTGACATTCAATAGATTAAGATTACGATACAGAGAAACTTAATAGGAAAATGCTATGGGCGTACCCTCAGATCAGTTAATGCAGATGATTAAATCCCAACGGGATGGCGCAACACCTGCTGGTATTCCACCCGCCCCAGAAGGCGTAACGGGGATGTCTGATACTTCAGCTCCTCCAATGGCTTCACCAATGAGTACCCCAGAACCAAAGATGGGTAATCGTGAAGCAGGACTAATTAACATCAGTATGGCAATGGACCTGTTAGAACAAGTCTTGCCAGCTTTCGGTAGCGAATCAGCAGAAGGTCAAAAAGTATTGGGTGCAATTCGCACATTGACTGGATTGATTGGTGCTAAGAAGGCTAAAACGAATGAATTGCAACCTACTGAGATTATGCAGATGTTGCAAACATTACCTCAAGCTGGTGGCGCAACGGCTGAAGGAAAAGCAATGCAAGCAGCGCCACAAATCCCAGGTATGTCCCCTGGCGGTATGCCTCCACCTCCACCTCCTGGTGCTGGCGGTGGGATGCCACCTCCTCCACCTCCTAGTGGAGGTATGCCAGGCGGTATGCCTTCCGCAACTCCACAAATGTAAGGAATTACTATGGAACTCTTTAAACCTCGTGGTTCATCAATGCCACGCAGACCTACTGATAACAATCAGAAAAATGGTCAAGTTATCAATACTCCACGCTATTCAGAGTTTGGTGGCTTATCATCTGCACCTAAAGCTGGCTACAAGAACATGATGTCTATGTCTAAGCCAGGCGATACCAAAAAAGTCATCTAACGAATAAGGGGATAGAAGATGAGTTTAGAAGATATGTCTTTAGAACAACGGGATGAATTGGCAATGTTGGCTAAGCAATTGGCTGATAATCCAAGCACTCGTAAAGAATTTTTACGCATGACTAAGCAGGTCAAGCCAGAATTATCCATTCCAGAACTTGATATTGAAGATTACACCAATAGAAAAGTCACCGCAGCAGAAGAACGGGTTATGGGCTTAGAGGCTAAATTGCGTGAGCGTGATGCTAGAGAAGAACTCGAAAAGCGTAGAGCAAAATTAAACCGCTCTACACAAGAAGTAGAGCAAATTGAAAAGCTCATGCTTGATAAAGGCATGACCAATCACGAAACAGCAGCAGAGTATTTTGATTGGATGCGCCAAGCAGCAGAACCAACACCTAACTCAGCAATGGGTTATACGCCAAGCGCCTTAAACAAGTTTGACCTTTCTAAGTATTGGAAAAATCCACAAATGGGCGCAAGGGAAGAAGCAGCACAAGCACTAAAGGACTTGCGTAAAAACACAAGACCAATAGGTATTTAAACAGCAGTAAATGGGGATATTTACTTTTAACGGAGAATTATTATGCCAATAGGTGGCGGAATAGTCCCAGCATCAGGATCAAGCCAATACAATGAGCTTACTTATGTAACTCGTAGAGCGTTTATCCCCAAGCTGGTAGTACAGCTTTATAACAGCACACCATTGATGGCTGCGTTGATTGCAAATAGTCAACAGGCTTCAGGCGGTGTATCCCAAGTAACCGTACCAGTACAAGGTGCGCAGTTTGTTAACGCTCAGTGGTCTGATTATTCTGGTTCTTTTAACCAACCTTCAGTACAACAAGGTGCTTTCAATGCTGAATTTAATCTGAAGCTAATGATTGCTCCAGTACCGTTTCTCGGTATGGAAGGTGCAGTACAGCAAGATTACGCCATTATTCCATTGATCGAAGCACGCATGAACGATGCGACCAATGTAATGATGGATGCAATGGCTACTGCCTTGTACAACAACTACACCAACACTCAACAGTTCATTGGCTTGCCAGGCGCTATTGATGATGGTACAAACATGACTACTTACGGTAACATCAACCGTACTACCTACACATGGTGGAAGTCTAAGGTTTACAACGCAGGCTCAGTAAACCCAACTCGTCAAAACATTCTCCAGTACATTTCAGGTACTGTTAAGAATGGCGCTGAAGTTCCAACTTTTGGCGTTTGCGGATTTGGTACATGGACACTTTTGGCACAAGATTATGTTGGTCAAGAGCAATATGTAATTACGCCAGGACATGGTTTTGATGGTGATAGCAACGGTCCTCAAGC